TCCCGTGCGACATCTGTAACTCGTAAGAAAACTACCAACAAAAAGTCACTTCTACAACAAGCAGCTTCTGGGCAGGTAGAGGATGCCTCCGCATACATCGAATCATTGTTATAAAATTATAGGAGAAAAATTATCATGGCTGGAATAGTAGAAAGAGATCAATCACTTAAACGGGAGTCACTCGCTGACCTCATGACCATCGTAGACAGAAAGTCCTGTCCTTTCATGAGTGCGGTTAAAAAAGGTGCTGCACCAAAAAATTCATTTGTTGAATGGCCGCTTGACAAGCATAAAGACAACTTAGTCCGCACTGCAACATACACATCTGGAGTTAGCGACAATCTTCCAATTGACGGTGAAGATATTAGCGCAAGCGATTTTGAAAATTATGATGATCGCACTAAATGTTCAGTGTATCTTCAGTATGCTCGCAGAGTGCCTAAAGTCTCTCGTTTAGCTAACATGACTTCCGATATCGCTGGAGTCGGTTACAAAAAAGAGATGGCAAACAGTATCGCTAAAGCACTCGTAAGTGCAAAACGAGATATAGAAGCTACTCTTTGTTCATCACAAGAAACTGCACAGGAAACTTCTAGTTCACCATATCAGACCCGTGGTCTTGGTAAGTGGATTAATTCTTCTGCACAAGCAACTCTTCCAGTACCTGCGGACTTCCGCACTCCTGCTGGATCAATCAAAACTGTTGGTGCTGCTGCTGCACAGGAAGAAGATCTTCGTGACATCCTTCAAAGCATCTATGAGCAAACTGGTGAGTCCGACAAAACCTTTTACGGTCTTTGTGGTACGCAAGTTAAGAAAACCATTTCTAACTTCACACTGTTTACTCCTCGTACAAACAACCTTGTCGTTTCTAACAGAGACACTGACGAAGGTCGTTTGAGTGCTGCGGTTGACATTATAGAGTCTGACTTTGGAACCATTACTCTCAACCTGTCAAGTTTTCTTGAGCAGGATGCAAGAACTTCTAGTGCATATGATGCCAGTGAGGGACAAAACACATTGTTCATTCTTAATATGGCCCAGCTTGAAGTAGCATTCGCTGAAGAGACTAGCGTTCGTGAACTTCCAGACTTAGGGGGTGGACCTCGTTCGATTATCGAATCTGTATTTTCCTTGAAATCCTACTCTGGTGGGTTGGATCACGGTAAATACAAATTAAGCTAATTTAGTTTCATTCATTCGGTCTAGCAATGCTTGGTACGGAAGAAATAGTTATAGGTAAGGAAAACCTTACGGGAGACATTTGGGGTAGTCTTGCGGACATCTTTCGTGCCGAGCTTGCTGGTGCCGAGAGTGAACAAAAGAAGCTTATGGAGGCCGAGAAAAGGGTCTCTGGTGGAGAACGGAAAAACCTTCCATTTGGAAGATTACGAATGAAAGTTTGTCCAGAGGTATATCACTTCTGGGGAGGCAAGCTGGGTTACGAATGTTGGAAAGATAAAAGTTTTTTAAACTGGTTAGAAAAGCGGTTTGGGGATTTAGTCACCATCAATAGTAAGTCAGCAAAACTAGCGATATAGAGGTGCGTAGCATCCCTTATTCTAGGATTGAGCGAGGCATCGCAGCAATCGCTGGGATAGATCCTAGCAACCTTCTTGATCATGAGAAGGTAATGATTAGCGAATATGTAAATGATGCCAGCAAGTATGTCTGGGACTATTACCCTTGGCCAGAAGCCACTGTAACCGAGATTAGATATTTTCGCCCAGAGTACGATGAGGGTGTAGATTATGTAATTGGAGACGAAGTATTCTACAAAGGCAGGTACTGGAGGAAGTGGGCAAATGATGAGGGTGAAGGAAACGACTGGCAGGAGCAGCAAGAAGATTACGAAGATCAAAATGGAAGATGGTCAGAGGGCCAAAATCCAAGAGATGAATTTATATGGCATGAGATAGGTGACTTCGATCTAAACGAAGAATGGAGAGAAGACGGGATTTATTATGTTGGTGCTAAGATTGAGTATGAAGAAAAAACATACCTTTGCATTAAGCAATTAAATGGGACCACCTCGAGCGGATTAAGAGGAGTCAATTATTCTGTAGATGAAATAACTCCAAAAGATGGAACTTATTTCATGGAGATTGAGACTAAGTTTGAGCGTGTTATTGATTACGAGCAGGCAGGCAAGAATGTCATTGGCACCATGATTTCCGCTCACACTGAAGATCCACGGTATGAAGATACAACCCCATTGAACTGGGTAGAGGGTGCCGAGGGCATTTATGTAGAGACTCCAGAGACAGTTAACTTTATCTGGATGCGTTACCGTAAAGAAGCACCAGAATATTCTGAGAATACTCCAGACAATCCTGTTTTAAATTTCTTGGCTCCTGCAATAAAAGCATATGCTTATCGTTCGTTTTTAGTGGCAGATGGTCAGCATGAGAAAGCACAATTGCAAGACCTTCAAGCCCTTGACTTGCTAGTTCGTGAGGTCGATAAATTAAATCACCAACAGGACCGAGGGCAGGCTGGAACTATATTCTCTGAACCGTACAGGAGGGTTACTGTAAAAGGTAATGTATACACGGAACCGACAGATGAAAAAATAGCTACTCTTTACCACAGAGGGGTCGATGTTGATATTACATTCGACTTAAAAAAAAAAGTAGAATTTGAAATATTCAAATTAAAAACAGGGACTAGCACCAGTGAATTCAAATTCTTTACAATCCATGCCAACATCGAGGGACAAATCGAAGGCAAGCAATACGATGCAGTTTACAGAAATGCATCTACAAGTATTAGCTTTGGGGCTGAGTCTAGTGCGTTTCGTATCCACAATAAAAATGTCAGCACTGGACTTACTTTCGAAGTTACCGTTGGCACTGCAACATGGACATCAGATCTTCTTTGGGAGAATGCAGATGTCCTATGGGATTCGCCAGACCAGCAGGACACATTTACTGCACAGGTGCATAACAGGAATGCATCATCATCGTTTGGATTTAGACTATCAGCAGGGTCAGCAGGATACGAATCTACGCTTCAATGGCAAAATGCAGATGTTGACTGGGGTAATGCTGGAGGGACTTTGCACGAAGGTCTCACAAGTTCAGAAATCGATTTTTCAACTAATCAAATCACATTTACAAAAATACAAAGTTTGTGGTCTACCAATACTAGTCGCTGGCAGGTCACATCATTAAACTGGGGAGGATAAAAAAATGGCAACCTTGCAAGGGAAAGCAATCAAAGATACCTATAAAGATTTATTACAGGTATCCACTAATAACAACACTGGAGTAACTGCTTCAATGTCAACAGTGGAGGATGGGGAAGGCACTTCATCTGCACTTAAAATTTCTACTACTGGTGTTCAAGTAGCTGGGACTTTAGATGTCACTGGTAATGTTACTGGAGTGCCTCATGTTGATTACAGAGGTAACTATTCTGGATCTACTGCATATGTGGCAGATGATGTAGTTTTCTTTAATGGATCTTCATATATTGCCAAGCAATCATCGTCTGGCAATGCACCAACGAATACTACCTATTGGGGATTGCTTGCCCAAAAAGGAACAGATGGAACTAATGGAACTAATGGAACCAATGGAACAGATGGAGTCGATGGAACAGATGGAGTCGATGGGGATGGATTTACTGGAGGTAGTTACAATACATCAACTGGTGTAGTTACTTTTACATCAAATGATGGACTAGGATTTTCTACTGGAGATCTTCGTGGAACAAGTGCTAATCTGACATTCGAAACAAATTCTTCTAATGGCTTTAGACAGATAGACACTGGAACTGGTGGAGGATTAATGATCACTGGTAAGACTCCAATTTTGCGTGTGTTACTCAATGGATCGACTGGCACTACAGATACAACCACAAGAAGATCCTACCAGATGGATGGAACTGCATCAGTTGTAATAGTAGAAAAATTCCAAAATGTTCAGACTGCTGAAAATTATCTTTATAAATATCACAACGCCCATGATGGTATTATTGAATACAAATTTGAAACTAATATTACTGATTCCACTTTTGTGCCTGTTATGGATCAAAGGTTTTGCGGTAAACATTTCGTTGGATCTGGTGCAAATCGTAAATGGACTATTGGTGATCTAACTGCACTTCCAATCGCTCAACTTCGGCATAGTTTGTACATACAAGATATGTATATATGCGTGAATGGAAACTCTGGTAACGCTTCTCATATGTTTGAGGTATTTGATGGTGGGTACACTTTAATACTTAATGGTTGTGCATTTGAAACAGGGACAAATGTTAAATTTGGTTCTGCCTTGTTTTATAATTTTGGTAATGCATTTTACAATGAAGCTAATCCACTAGAAATCAAAAATGATTTAGTCGCAGGAGATTATCAAATTTTACATAGACTAGGAGAAGGTGCATTAGCGTATGTAAAAAATGAAGTGATTTTTTCTGGTCAATGGAGTACTGCATCTTTCGGAAATGGTGGAGGTTCATTTCAGTTTGCACATACAAATAATTATGGTGGAATAAATGCGGCCACAAGAGGGCCATTTATCATGGAGTCTGGGTATACTCTTCCATCGCAATACGCATCAAATGGTGTACCTGCATTTGCTTTTGAAGCAGGACAAGCACAAGTTTTCCACGACCACGATTCAATTACTACTGATGTTATGAGGTATAGCACAGTCTTAGGAGCCGCAGAAAGATACGATAAGCATGTCTTAACGACATCAATAGCAAGCTTGAGTCATACTGGAGTAGAAACATTTGAGAGAAATCTTATCATGTATCCACATGGGGCAAATGGATCTCAACCTAGTCACACTAATTATAGAGGCTGGGTTTTTTGGGGAGTAACTCCAAGCAATCAAATGCCAGCGAAAAAATCATTTCAAATAATATAAGATATGACTATTGAAAAACAAACTATAGATGAAGCACTACAAAGTGCGAATGCAACAATAGCACAAGGTTCAAATGAACCAATTAACTGGGAAGGTCAAAGTCGTGCGAAAAGAAATCACTTATTAAAAATTAGTGATTGGACACAAGTTGTAGATTGTTCACTTAGTGATGAAAAAAAAGAAGAGTGGAAAGTTTACAGGCAAGCATTGCGAGACATCTCTACGCAAGAAAGTTGGCCTGTTTATCCAGTCTGGCCAGAAGCACCATCAGCATAGGAGAAAAGTAAATGTCACAAGCAACAGATTATTTAGAAACGAAAGTCCTTAATGGGTTACTGGGAGGGACAAATGTCACATTTAATACTAAACCTTACATTGGTTTATTAAAGTCAGCACCAAGCGATTCTAGTGGAGGCACAGAGGTCTCTGGGACAAACTACGCTAGAGTGCAATGCGGAGCAACTGGACAAGGTGATTTCGTAGTAGGCTCAACTGGATCTGCCAGCAACACTGGAGCATTTACATTTAATGATGCTCAGTCGAATTGGGGAACAGTTACTCATGTGGGTCTTTACGATTCTGCAACAAGCGGAAACCTGCTAGTCTATGGAGCATTAAACACTTCTGCTGACATCCAAAATGGTGACATATTTAAGATCCCAACAAGCGGATTCACAGTTTCAGTAGACTAATAATGTTTGTTGAGGTTAGGCAGTCTCACTCTTCATCTGAAGGGTGGGATTGTGTGATGCTATGAGCGGAGGAATTACAGAAGAGTCCAGCCTAAAGACCAATACTGGCTTTGCCTTGAAGCTAATTGGAGGTGTAATTTTTTGTGTGTATTCTGGAGCAATGATCTTCGCTCGCATTAATACATTGGAGATGGAGATCCTACGCTTGCAACATGAGGTTGAGCTTAATAGCGAGTTTAGAATCAAATGGCCCAGAGGTGAGTTAGGTGCATTGCCAGACGATGCCGAGCAGAATATGCGATTAGCATTTCTGGAGAAGCAAGCAGGCAAGCATGACCAGTTGCTAGAGAAATTGCGATACGGAGGGTCCGAGTGAAATGGGTGAGGTCTTGCTTATGCTTCTTACGGGTGGAGGCAGCACTGCTATGGGTGCAATGCTCAAAGGTGTCTTTGGGTTTGTATTTGAAACTAAAAGGCAAAAGCATGAGCTTGAACTCGCGCGCGAAAGTCGAGCAAATGATAATTTCATTAGACTCCAAAAGCAGCTTTCTGAAAACGGTGATTCAGAGTCTGTTTCTTACACTCGCAGGTTTATTGCTTTTTGTGGTATTGGCACTTACTGCTTGTGCATCCTCCTCTGCACCGTATTCCCACAAGCGGAATTTATCTCAATCACAAATGCAACAGGGGAGGGTAGGACCGAGTGGTTATTCGGACTCCTCTCCTATCCATCTTCGCAAGATCCAATCATCCTCTCTTCTGGGCACCTCGCCTATATGGGACAAACATCCCTTTGTGCTATTCTTGGATTCTATTTCGGACCAAGTCCAAGACGATAAGTAATGGACATTAATTTTATATTCCAATTGATCACAGGTCTACTCATTGCAATGGGTGGGTTTGTTCTCAAAGGTGCATTCAATTCTTTGACCCAACATGACAAGCGGATCAATAAGCTTGAAGTGGACATGGCAAGGAACACTGCCGAAAACGAAAGTCTGTTTAAAAGATTAGATAACATTGAATCTAAATTGGACAGACTACTAGAAGGAAGACATGGCAAAGTTTAGATCATATGGACAACTGGATGATCCCTTTGTCGAGGATGGAGATCCTGCTTTTCGTGGACTAGATCAGCAGACTGAGCCTACTATGCTTCAAGCTGGATTTGTGCAGGAGGCAGAGAATGTAAGAT